TTTTCAGATATTATTGTAACACTCCAATCTGCTCCATGTAGATCAACAATATTGCCTTTATCGTCATATAAAGCGATTTTTAAGCGACCTATATTTACTGGACCAAAATATATCCGTTTATTATCTTGAAATTGACCGGTTAATTCTGTATACAATTGTCCTGTTGATAAACTACCATACTTTATTGGTATTAATGCAAATGTATCCGCATTTGTTGGCGCTTTTGCTCTAAACGATAGGGTCTTATTTCTATTTTTGGCTATTTCATTAATTGTATAAATTTGGGCTTGTGTTAATGTTCTTGGTGCTGATGGCAGTATATGTTGAATCTTTCCGATTCCCATATCTAACTTGTCTTGTAAACTATTAAACAAATTATCCGGATTAATACCTAACACTGTTGATTGGCCCGCATTAATATTTGATAAATTACCCATTGCATTTGTATCTAGTATACTAGGAAAATTTGTTGTATTTGGAATACATGCAAATGGTTGTGAACTATTATAATAACTAGGCAATGGTAACGATTTTGACAACTCAGTTATTGTTATTAAACCATTATTAATATGATTTTGATTATAATCATCTAAAACCAAAATTAAATATTTTGTTCCATATAAATTTAATACTCCTGTTGGAGTATTTCCACCACTATACGTAAAATTTGGCGAGACCCCGTAAGGTGGTGAATAAAATATTGGCTGTAATGGTAGTCGAAACCCCATTACCCAGCCCAATGTACCATTAAAGGTTTGGCCCTGTCCTGAAGAAGCAGAGCAAGGATATCCAGATTCATAACAATTTTTTGTTCCAGTTAAATCAAAAAATGTAAAATATGCGTCTGTTATGGAATCAAATGTGTCAACATATTGGGTTATTGTTATTATTGGGTTGTTTGCTGGGTCATACCACTCCTCTAAATGCAATGTTATTTTTCCGTTATTTGGATTAAAACGTGCTATATCTGGTACTGGTGTTATTGGTGGGTTTTGATATGTAAACGGTTGCAACCAAGTTATATCTGAATATGGGGGCTGAAACCTCGCTAGTGTTGTAAATGCTGTATTTATAGCCACACAAAATTCACTAGGAGTATAATTACCAGGTTCGATAAATATTTTAAATGTATTCCATGTATTTGTTACCCAAAAACATGTATTACCATATATATAATCTATTGTATACCAAGTATATGGTATTTGTATTGAATATAACTTCAAACTCAATACATTTGTTAGAGGGTCTGACAAGTCTAATGTATAATTTGTAGACATACTTTCAGTTCCTCCAGATGCCTGGCGAAATTGGCTGTCTAAATTAATAAAACGACTGGTTATATTTGTTAAATTTGGGTTTAGTGTATCTTGGGCTACAGGAACATTAAAATTATTATTTACTCCTAATTGTTTCCGATTCATTGGAACGTGACCGTTATCATATACATCAGTAGATTGAGTACGATCCGTTATTTTGTTTTTTTGGGTGGAATTTGTTGGGGGCAATACTTGGTTTTTATACCATTCATTTGTTTGTTCTTCGTTGGGAGAATATTCAGAATTGTTTCCAGGAGTTTCTAATTGTTGCATATACCGTAATAGTTTTGTTTGAATGTCTTGAAAAAACTTTAATAATTGTGGGTGATTTTCAGAAGAAGAAGAAAAACGTTTAATTAATTTGTTAGTTGTATTTGTTATATCTGTTGATGTTGGATCGTCCAGCTCTATTATAGCTAATAATTCGGGGATTGTATATTTATCTATGTTATAATCAAGAGTGCTCATATAATAAGTATATTTATTTTTCTATATATTTATTTGTATATTTTGATTTCATTGTAATAATTATCTATCAAAATCAATATTTTCCTTTTTTAATAATTTCAACGGTTTCTTCATTAATACTTGTTTCAAACACATTATTACTACATTTAAAATTAAATAAAAAGGCACGTTTTACCTTGTTTTTCAAATCACATAATTCATAATTCCAATTTGTAAATAATTTATCAGTTAAAACAGTTATTCCAGATATTCGTTTTAAATGTGATTTTCCCTTAAACAAAATATTATCAAAAATTTCACTAATTTCTATATCAATTGCATCTAATTTCTCTCTACTTAGCCAATATTTTCCGCAATATTGATAACGGATATATTCATTATTGTCATAAATTTTATGTTTATTAACTACTAATAAATTTTTTATTAGCCCAACTCCTTCTATTTTATTTGTTTCGTTATTCATTTCAGCTACAAATAAGAATGAACCTGCTGGATATTTATTACGAATTTGAATCGGGGCGCCATAAATAACTTCTACGTTATGTTTTACTCGATAATCAATATTGTCTTTATAATTCGACGTAGTAAATCTGGTACAAGCTATATAAAACATTTAAGATAGTTGGGTTATTATTATTGTATTAATTATTTTTGTATGTATTAAAATCAATTTTATTTATATTATATAAATATATATTATGACATTAATCAAATTTACTAACAAAAACCTAAAAAAAATTGTATGCGTATATCAGTTACAGTATAATAAGAATTACCCAGCCCCTGGTATAGGTGATTTTTTTAGAGGTTGTTTTTTTGTTATGCAACTAACAAACCGGTTGAATTTAGAGTTTGCATTAGATATTTCAAATCATCCAATAGCAAAATATATAGAAAACTGTGGTAAAAACAATTCTATAAATTATAATAATTTAGACTTTATATTAGGTCTAAACAGACCACCGCATTTGTGGCGAGACCCAACTACTTACTTAGATAATAATTTTGCAAATCAACTAATAGATAAAATGAATAAACATACAGTTTCGGATACATACGCTCTTTTTACAAATGCATTTCCTATATTTTACAATTTTTTAGATACTGGTAGAGAAAAAATTAAGAACATGTTAATACCAAATAATGTTATGCAAAATTATATAGACTGTGCTTTAAATGAACTTAACTTAACCCGAAATACATATGCAACAATTCACATAAGAAGCGGAGACCAAAATATAACTAATTTAACCCCACTAGATGTTGGTTTTATTAATAAAATTAAAAAGTATATTAATAAATTAATTATTCCCAATAAAAAATATTTAATTATTAGCGACTCAAATACCTTAAAGGTTGTTTTAAAGGTGTACCCTAATTTTTATATTTTGAATCGAAAAATAGAGCATTTGGGTGGAGAAGTAAAGCCTAATGATTCAATGGCGACCATGAATACTTTATTAGATTTTTATTTAATGAGTTACAGTAATTCAATATTTGCGTTGTCTGTTTATGGGCATATAAGTGGATTTAGTCAATATTGTTCGGTAATTAATAAAATACCTTTTAATTATATTGTATTACACCCTTGAAGATTTATTTTAAGTTTAGTATTAATATATATTATAATACTTATTATATAATATATTAATGGTTAAATATCATTTTATTACATTTGCTACTCCAGATCACATGTCATTTGCTCGATCCAATATGACATCAGCATTATCGGTTGGAGGGTTTGATACAGCTAAAATATATACAATGGATGATATAGATGATTATTATAAAGCAAAAAACGCGCATTTATTAAAATCAAACAGAGCTGGATATTTTGTATGGAAACCATATATAATATTTAAAAGATTATTAGAAATTGAAGAAGGGGATATTTTATGCTACAATGATAGTAAGTATATTTGGACTACTAATGTTAGAAATATGGAAACCCAATTATTAAGTGGTAAAAATATTGGTGTATATTTGAATAAACCAAATAGTGGAATACATATTGAAAAAAAATGGACTAAGGGGGATGCGTTTGTATTAATGAATATACCGTTTAATAATTTTGGTAATGATGTTAAAAATTCACCACAAGTATGGGCTGGATATATTCTTTTAAGAAAAGGATTTAATCCAATACGGTTTATTGGAGAATGGCTAACATATATTCAAGACGAAAGAATAGTATCTAACTCTCAAACAACAATAGTTCCAAATGACCCTATTTTTGAAGAAAATAGACACGACCAAACAATACTTAGTTTATTATGTAAAAAATGGGGTATAAAAATGGATTTTCTTGATAAAAATTGGATGATAGATGTGAGAAATCCAATATAATATTAAATATTATAATTGTGTATATATTTCATTAAGACCTCTTCGTTGGGTTGGTTCAATATTAAATATAGGACATGTTAATACACGTTTACATAATCCAAATAAGTTATACCCATTTATCATTTAAAAATTGATATACGTTATTTGCATTACCTCTATATAGCATAATCCATATAGAACAATTACCGCTACCACAAATTATATAATTACACTTGGACATAATAATTGTAATTGCTAAATAATATTTTGAAAAAATATGATTTGTTTGCTTAAATTTAATATCTACAGTTGTATTTTGTTTTTCCATATGTCGTATTTCATCTTTAAAATAAAATGAATTTTGCGGAAAAATGTCTGTTACCGCATTTATAAATTCAGTTTCATCGCTTTGAATTAAAAATTTAATGTTATTATTATTATTAAATATTTTGGTGGCTTGTTGTATAATATCATCATATGAACATAAATTAGTTTCAGTTACTTTATCATTACCTCTATAAAACAATACACATATTTTTGTATAGTCATTAATCTTATATTTTATTTCTAAATTACTAATCGTATTTTTAATTATTAATGATGGTGTAAAATACTTTTCAACAAAAGGACAAATACTCACATAATCTAAATCTTTGTAATTTGTAAATTGATCTGTTGCTCCAAAATAATTAATATTATTTTTATAAATAGGATAAATATTTACATTTCTATAATATTCAAAATATTCAAATGTAATATCATCATTTTTATCATTATTATCATTATTATTATTTTTATCATTATTATCATTATTATCATTTTTATCATTATTATCATTATTATCATTTTTATCATTTTTATACCATTCAAATTGGTTTGAACTATCTACTTTTATAGGTAATAATTTATATTTATTGAAAAATGTAATAATATCATCTAACCGCATTGAACAGCACGAAAAAAAGCCTGAATTATGAGTTGATTTAACATATTCCACTTGATATTTAGTATTTTTTTTCATTATATTATATTATAGATTATAATATATTGAAAAATAAAAATACAGTTTTAAGGCGTCGAAATTAAATAAACAAATATTTTGAATTTTAAAGTGTTTTACGAATATAATTTTCTAAAACGTTGTATCTCTCATTTGACAAACTTTTTACAAATATAATACCATAATACCATAAGACCATAAGACCGCATTAAATAAGATGAACACTTAAATTATTTAATATTCGCAACAAATACTAATTAGACTCCAAAAAGAAATTTATCCAATCGCGAATATTAAATAATGGACGTTTGAAATTAAAATGGGTGAAAACATTCGGTTGGTCGTCTATACCGGTGGCTGTTGTGGTTGGTCGCCTAACAATTGTTTGTATTGTTTGTATTGTTTTAGTTCTTCGTCTAATGATTGTAGTCGTTGTTGGTGTTGTAGTAGCAGGTCGTCTAATGATTGTTGGTAGAGTTCGTATTGTTGTATTTGTTGTTCGTATTGTTGTTTGTGTTGTTGGCATTGTTGAGTTTGGGCGTCAATCTGTTGTTGGCATTGTTGTTGTTGTTGTTGTATAAACGACAACAAGCATTTACAGTTCTGCATGACTGGCAAAGTTGTTACAATTGGGGGTTGTTGAGTTTGTTCGACTGGCAAAGTTGTTACAATTGGGGGTTGTTGAGTTTGTTCGTTGAGCATATATACTATTTACTAATATTATAATTTAATAATTATTTTAAATATTATTGCATTTTTTTAAGAGGATGACAGTATTTAATTGTTTATACGTTTATTATATATTATATAAATTTTAAAGTGTTTTACAAATATAATGGTCCAATACGTTGTATCTCTCATTTAACAAACTTTTTACAAATAGGCTCCAAGGAGTACAACTATGAAGATTATCTAATTTGTCCTCGCAAAATGTATTTAATAATGCAGGGCTAAATCCAGACATCATCGAACAATTTTTTTGATTAAACATAGTTGGGAACCCAGAACCAGACCTCAAGTTCCAAAAAATAATATGAGGAGTTTTAAAAGGCTTATTCCAAAGTTGGCGACCCGCGTCCGCGTATTGTTTTGTAATGAAACTTATTAGGGATGTTGTAATTATTTCCGTTTGGTCCATTTGCATATCAGAGAATACAACAAGTACCATATCTTCAACATCTGTTGGATTTAACTTTTGAGAAATAATTGCATCAAGTATTAACTTTAAAGCATCATAAAAATTGGCATTCATTCCCCAATCAGAACGTCTAACTAAATCAACCATATCTACAAAATTATTTGTATCTGTTAGATTAACCCAAGACGGAGATGAACTAAATGTTAAAAGTCGTTTGCCTAGCATAGATTTTTCAGCAACACGAATACCAAGCGCAATAGCGGAATTCATAGGGTCGCCACTCATAGAGTTTGAAACATCAACCATTGCAATCATTTTACCTAATACACCATTTTGCTTGGAATTATTATTCCACTGAGCGTTAAGTAAAGCCGCCTCGTTAGAAACCTTTCTTGAACTAGAACATAAATCAAGTGCTTCCTTAACAAAATCATTAAGACTTACACGTTTACCTTTGACTTCAACTTCCCCCTTAACAGCTTTTTGAGAATAATCGTCAAACTTAATAGCACAACTAATACGGTCAAAATTAAACTGTCGTCGTACACCGTTTTTATCAATATTTAAAAAAGCCCTTTTTTGCTTGTGCATTGTAATTGAAGTCTGTTTTTCGGGATCAATATCAGACCAATTAAGACAACATTGCTTAATTTGTACGGTATCAATTTTTTTATTTAAAGATGTTATAAGCTTACGGAAATCCATTTTAGCCTTAATTATTGCCCGGATTCTAGCATTCTCTGTTTTAGCAGTTTTAATATAATCTCCAAAATAATCTACAGCAAGTTCATTAAACATGTGACCGAACTGAGATTTTTCACGAGGAACCCACTTGGCAACTAACGACGGGTTATCGCTGGTTATATCAAGTTTCAATTGGTCGATCATAAGTTGTAACCCATAATCAATAAGAGATTTAGAAATATTATATTTATGTAAATACTTAATATCCTTCCAAGAGCCATATGGATGAACTTCTGGACTATCTTCAGGCGAAATGACAAAATGCTTTAAAGCAAACTTGGCTAAATCCGGATAATGGGTGTGCCAAACTTCGAGTAACATATATGATAAAGCATATTCACCTTTTCCATCAATAATATCCCGAGTATAACCAATCATGCGGTATAACAGAGACATATATCCAATATATTCTTCTTTACTAAAAAAAGCGGTTTTGTAAGCTAAAGAAATATCTGTTAAAAGGTTATCAGTTTGAATGCGTAAATTGTTTATTGTATTTTGGTCTTTTGTTCTGGTTAACTGAAAACTTAATTGTATAATTCTCTCACAAATATTATTAGACCATGTATATTCAATACTACCATTTTCACCAATTTGACATGCAGTAAAACATATTGAGGACATAATTTAGTATTTGTATACTAAATTATATATTTGTATCTTTAAATTCTTTTCATTTTGATTTTTTCATTTTGATTTTTTCATTTTTCTTTTCGGTTGGTGTAATAGGTTAATGCATTATTTTTTAACTAATTAGAGTTCATTATAGGGTTCATTACACGAGTCAGTATCTAATTCGTCATCGATATCGTATTCGGGCCCATATACTGGCACTAAAGAATATACTTCATCATAAAAACCCTCTCCATAAATGGAGTTGTAGTCTTCTTTATACTTTGCCCAATGATTACTAATTAAAAAAAACTCTTTATTCATACAATAATTAATATCATTATTGAGTTTTTTAATTTCTATTCGTTTTATTTCAGAAGCGGTTGGAGGCCCATGTTTCATAATAAGTTTACGATCAATCATAGTAAGTTCAACAAATCCAGGTTTAACTACATTTTCATTAGAAACTACTTCCGGTTCTATTTGGGCTTGGGTATTTAAAACGTCTAAAAAATTAGTTATACCAATAGTGGGTTGTAATATATTAAACATTGGAATTAATTCAGGAAATAAGTCAAGTGTTAAAGGTTCTGCAATTAATTTAACTGGTTCTTGTAGTCTATTTTGAGGTTTAAAATTATTATAAACACGGGGTTCATCTCTTATATTATATTCTTGACGAACTGGATTACTACCACGATTCTTAAATGAGTTATTAATTGAATTGTATGCAGACACATCCTTATTTTTTTTTATATTATTGTCTTTGTATGTTTGGTCTTCTCGGGGGTGGTTTTCACATAGATTGTCTTCATCCAAACATTGAAAACGGTTATGTCCGTTTGTTTTATTTTGGTCTTTTGATTTATTTTGGTCTTTTGTTTTAAAAAATGGGTTATTACTCATAATATAAATAATCTATAAATTAACAGGTATTCTAAATATAATTTATATGATAAATATTGTTTAAGTAAGAGTAAACTATATTGTAAAACTGTTACTTAAAGAGACGTTCTATATATATTTATCTCCTAACAGCAATAAATTTTATTTATGAATTTTATGTCAAAAACACAATATAAATATTTACAGGAGATAGCACATATTGTTGAATTGTCTTAATCTAGACAATCAACATTAACATATTTTATATATGTTAGGAAATGTAAAAATTAATTATTTTATAAAAAAAATAATTAATTACAAATATTCATAACCCACAAACTATTTTTTATATTTTATATTTTATATTTTATATTTTATTTCAACATCTAAATATCATCAAAATTTATTTCAACATCTACTGCTGATTCTTTTTCTGTTTGTTCTTGTTCTTCGCCAGAGTTCAATGTGATTTTTTTAGAGGTTGAAGAGTTAATTTCAGTATACAATTGCCGTCTATCAGGCCCAAACGTAAATCCAATATCCTCTTCTGTTATTCTCAAATTATCTTTAACATCTCTTGATACGTCTTCTTGGTCCAAAGTATTCCAATCTACATTCACCGATTCTCTTAAACGTAACTTGTCGGAATCAGAATATACCTCCAATAGGTCACACTTTTGTAATTTTGTTGATGTTTTTAAAACAATTGATGTTTTATCTTTATCAGAAGGCACATCCCATTCTCTTAAACCAATAAGAACCCACTTACCGCCTTCAACTGTATTATCGCGCCGCCCTTTTCCACTAAATTTGCCTCTTATGTATCCTAATCTAACTATGCCATCAATACAATGACAATAAAACAATCCAGAACCTAGCATTTTTGTTACAATTGCATAAACCTCGCCTTCTTCTTTTATTATACGCAATATATTCTTATTATTGCCCGAATTTCCTCCGCCACTACAATTTTTGCGAGCAAATTTCTTATGACTTGAACCACCTTGAGTATTTTTTACCATTTTTATATTATTATATGTATTGTTTTTTCTAGTTCTTTTTTATTTCAATTTTTTATTTATTTAATTTTTTATTATCAATTTTTTTATTTCAAATTTTTATTTCAAATTTTTATTGTTATGACAATTTTATAATTTATATACAATTTATAAAATTAATATGTTAGTCCAATTAAATCAAACTCCTCCAATTCTTCACAATACACTTCAAATAATCCATTCTTTTTATATTGGTCATTGAACCATTTCCAATTATAAATCTTTTCAAAATGTATTATACTTTTTGTTTGTATTGTGCTTTTTTGTTCGTCTGGTTCATACCCGTATAAACTATAAAACTCTTGCATTAAATCATCGTCAGGGTCTTCTTTAAATATTACCTTTTGTTTCACGTTGTCTATAATTCCTCCAAATTGTGTGATTCTTTGATACCATATTGGTGAAAATGACGCATGATATTCCCAATTATACAAATATTTGTCTTTAAGATTATATTTATTTCTATTCAACTTAAATAAACTTAAATGCTTAAAATCGTCTATTCCGCAAATACATGCTTTTTCTAATATTTCATAATGTTTAATTTCATCAGAAGCGCATATAGTTTCATATGGGATTATATCTTCTGGCTCAACATTAATGTAAATGCTTTTTCCTTTTTTTAAATCCGATTTTTTTGAAAACAAACACATAATTTTAGCTATTAAGATTACATTCGCGTTTATATTTAAGTTTAGAACAATCTCAAATTCCTTAGATAGTTTGGGTTTTACAAGTTTAACCCCTTTTTCTTCAAATAAATTTAAACACATATTGTAAATATCTACAATATTAATAGTAGTATTAACATTTAAAATCCAATGAGCGATAAATCTATAATTGTTATGTGATATCCATTGCTCTAAATTGTTATAAATGTTCGTTATATTTTCTAAGAAGATATTATCGCTAATATCAAGTTCAAAGTTATCACAAATATTTCGTATAATAAATACATCAGTATTGAATGGTCTAAACAGTAGGTCCTGAATAATTGAACTAACAACCCTATCTTGAGTATCATCAGATGTCATAAGTATTTCTTTATGTTTTTTAATAAGATATGCTTCAAATGTTGGATTTAGTGTTGCAAAGAAATCATAATAAATTTTCCAAATTAGTGTAAACAATTCATTCTTAAATCCACTATAATAAAGTTCATACGCCCAAAATATTGCATCATCACTTTTATTTAGAATAGAAACTAACAATGCTAAGCGCACTTCATCCTTTACATAAAGATACCGTGTAAATATCAGTTCAACCCTTGATGAAGTAATTATATTGTCATTATATTTCTTAAAAATTGATAAATTCATTTTTTATATATTTGTTTATTTAGTTATATTCAATTGTTAATTATGTAATTCAATTTTTAAGTTATTTAAGAAAATAATAATATCCAAGAACATTATTATATTTAAGAAAATTATTATATCTATAAATAATTTAATAATATTTATAGAATATATAATGAGTTTAACTGGAGGTAAACGTAAGGCAAACAAAAGTCTAATAGCTTGGGTAAAATTTGTTAAAAAAGTTCAAAAAGAGGAAAAGCTTAGCTACAAGGATGCAATCCATCGTGCAAAGGTTAGAAAGGATAAGGGAGAAAAATGGATGGTTGGCGGGGCTGACACTTTACCTGTTGACACTATGGGCGAAGAAACTATAGATGAAGAAACAATGAGTGCTGAAACCATGGGCGAAGAAGTGCCCGAACAATTTCAATCGTCTCCTAGTGATGATGTTATAGTTGCAAAAGAAGAAGTAATCATGGGCGGTCGTCGCAAAAGAAGAACAATGCGTAAAGCACATGGTCGCGTACATCGTCGTACTCCACGTCATACAAGGCGTCATACAAGGCGTCATAGTAAACGCAGTTCACGCAAACACTAAATTATCTAATATTTCCTTATAATCTTCAATTTCAAGACCATTTAATATAGCGTCAAACTTGTTAGTTGTTGTATTAATAGAAAGTCTTTTAAAAGGATTTAAATGAATATTACAAACTAACAACTTCATAAACATAATTATGAATTTGTTTTGTTTTTCAATTGATCTATGTAACCCAATTAATATACGTAAAAAAAGTATGCTTAATGCATAATTATCCCATGTATTACTGTATTGTAAAATATCTGACAAAATATAGTCATAAGGCTTGTTAATATATTTTTTAAAATATTCTAAGGCTTCTTGTTTATATGAACTAACAATAGTGTCACTAAATGTTTTTAAAATATTATTATTTTCAACTACATCACATATAATATTTTCAATATTATAGCTAGATAAACTATTTTGTGGCCCAGTTAAATTGTTAGTTATTAAATAAGAAAGAATATGCAGTTCTAAAGGTCGCTCTAAATAAGACAGGTCGTATACCATAAAAAATGGTTCAATGTGGGTATTAATATTTTTGCGCGAAGTATCAAGCGAAAACGAAAAATTAGACAATAATGGTATGTGTTTATCAACAACAATTGTATCAAAGTTAATATGATTATGATATATGTTTTGGGAAATTAACAAATCGATTGATTTTAACAGCCGTTTATAAAAATCAATTATTGTAAATACATATTTTGTTGAACTACTTAAAGTCTTTAAGTAGTGTTTTAAATATATTAATTCCCTATTTTCATATTTAAACAAAGATGTGCTATTTTTCAAACCTTCATTGAGTCCATTTATTTTTAATTTTGAACTAGGTTCATAAACATAGTAGTATATTTTGTATTTTTTTATATTTTGTAATTTTTTTATATTTGTTAGTTCATTAATTAGTAAAAAATCAACACTCATTATTTTATATATTGGGTGTTTTTTAATAACACTGGTTGGTTCATCCATTAAAAAATAATAAACACAACCGTCTTGTAAACTTGATATTTTCTTATTATTTATCATTAATTATATTAATATTTATAATTAATTTATTAATTTTATTCTTACTCGTTTATTTTTTTAGTTGTTAGTATAAAATATCTGTTTTTATACATTTTCTTAATTGTATCTTCAATTAAGCGTGACTCTGTTATGCCTTTATTAAATATATTATTTATTGTTTCCTTCAATATTTTTTCATTATCTTTACAAAATATAATGAAACCAGTCTTTGGTTGATAATCTGCCTTATAAATATGTTCCTCAATATGTTTATTCATTGCATCTAATAGTTCTTTATTTAAACTTATATATGGTCGTCTTTGTATTGGTTCTTTCTTTTCAGTGCTCTTCTTTCTAAAATAGTATCTTGCACTCTTAAACATTTTATCTAAAATATCTCCTTCATATCCTAAATTGCATAATCTACGGACCTCTTCAGTTATGTCAGACCCATTTTCTTCAATCCAAACATTCCATGCTTCTTTGAAATCGGTTCTTTTATCATATTGATGAATTTTTGAAAAGTTATACAATTGTTTCATAAATTTTTCAGTAAATTTAAATCTATAAATTAAAACAGGTAATCCAATATTATTTACATCATTTTTATCATCATTTTTATCATCATTTTTATCATCATTTTTATCATCATTTTTATCATTATTTTTATCATTATTTTCAAAAATAGTATCAATCTTAATATGCATTTGTAAGCTCATTTTTATTCGCGATTTATATATATTTGTTAGTTGTTTACATTATTTAGTAATACTTATTATTATTTCAATTTTATTTTGATTTATTATGAAGTTACTCCTTGTTTTTAACAAATATTAAATAATAATATATTCAATATATTTAATGAATAAAACATTTACAATTACTTCACAGCCTTTTTATGACCAATATAGCCAATGTTACAAAAATATTTTACTAGTTAACACAATTCCACAAGGTCCATTATCACAATTTGTTAGAAACATAATGTTTCCAAAACTATCGCCTTTTCAAATAGATAGTCAGTGTAATCCAATACAAAAATGCGGGTTAGTAATTCAAAGTATTACACAAAATCAATATACAAGGTGTTGTAATAAATATAATTCTGGGTGCGGTTTAATGACACCAGATGAAATTCCTGATCTTATTTCATTTTTACAAGCAAACGGGTATCAAATAGAAACAAGCATAACTAACATGTTGAACCAAAGTGAAATTAAATTATCTAATAAACGAGTTGCATTTACAGCAACATATTATGGTTCTAATCAACCTAATATTGTTTATATGAGATAATTTATGTATAATACAATGTTTTTATACAATGTTTATAAAAAAATTGATTTAATTATATATCTTTAATTTTGAAATATATAATTAAATAACAATGAATCTCCAAGAAATTGAAAACGACCTTAAATTAGAATTGCCAAATACATTTGAAAAATATGATGGTGCAACTCAACTGTCGCTTATTAAGTATTTAAAACAATTAGAACCAATTGAAAAACAAGCATATACAATTGGAAAATCGCATTTAGGAACATCATTTAATGTTTTAAAAAGTAATGGGTATGCGAGTTGGAAAAAAAACAATACATAAGTTATTTTATTTATATATTTTATTTGTGACGTGCTGTATATACGCGTTTTGTTTTTAATCGCCTTTTTGCGGTACCATATTGTTTCATTATTACATTTGATGATAAAAAATCATTACGGGATTTTTTAATACGCCCTCCAACTAATTGGGCGGCACGTTGTAGTTTTTTTAGGGAACCGCCATTTAAAGAACCTGGAATATTAGTATTTATTTTTGGTATTTCAGGTATTTTTGGTATTTCATGCATTTTTGCCTCGTCCATTAGTCTATTAAAATTCTCTTGGGTTCCTTGTATTGCCTCTGACGCGCCTTTAACTAGTTCAGACCCAGCATTAACAGACGCATTAAATGCTGTAGCGGCGCTTAATATTGTTCTCGGAATACCAATAAACGGGCCAACAGCATCTTCCGCTAGATTTACCCCAGTTGCAATTCCAGCCTTAACTGCCTTATCAACACTTTCTGTTAATACCGGCAATGATGTTGCTACAAATTTTTCAGCAGCTGGCTTAAACGCTACAACAACCACCTCGCCAATTTTCCCAGCATCACCTGCTATTTCCTTTAATTTTTCTATATTCTCAGGACTACTTAATGCTTGTTTTACATCATCCAACTTGTCACCAATTGAACCCGGATTATCTATATCAACTCCTATATAGTCTCCTGCCTTATCTATTAAATTTACACTAGCGCCTTCAATTAGGTCTACCGTTTTGTCAATTACTGGACCAACAACTGGAATATCGGTTACCCCAGGAAGAAATACCTTGTTTTGTTCTTCTATCTTTTTTAGTATTTCATTCGCTGCTTTATCATCCATTTGTTCGGAACCACCTTTATAATGCTTTATATAATGCTTTATATAATGCCTTTTATTATGCCTTTTAGAATGCTGTTTTTTGTGTAAACTTGTAAAATTCCGTCTATTATTTATTTTTCTTGTTTTATACATCATTATTTATAATATATCTATTTTATAATTTGTTTTCTATTTTATTATTTGTTCTCTTTTTTATTATTTGTTGTCCTTTTGCATTTTCTTAAAGTCTAAATATGACATTGATAAATTTTTATCTGTAACCTTTTTGTCTATTTTTTTTAAAGGAGACATTTCTGTTAAACGCCCTTCACATGTATATCTGTTTGCATTTTCCTTTAATAATGGTTTTTCATTTGTTTTCACATTAGGCAAATTGGCTTTTATTTGAGGAGGCAATACCATATTACTATCGCTTCTATTTTTCATTTGTTGCTTCATGGTTGCTTGATTTTTTGTTTCCTTATTGTAATTTTTTAATTTTACAATTACGTCTTTTGGACCATTTTTTAACTCTTCTTCTCTTCTTTTTTTATCATCTTCCTTTTGTTTTACATCCGCATCAAACTTTAATTCAGACTTTTTCAACTCTTCTTCAATATCAACGAATATTGGCTTACACCAATATGTCATCACATATTTTCGCCCAACCGGTTCTAAATATCTATACGGCATTGTGTTATTGCTAAAATATTCAAATGATTTTTTACTATTATTATATCTCATATAAATATTTCCTAACGGGGTATACTCTAAAATATAATTGTCTATAAATTTATCTAATTTTTTATTTATTATATTTTCACGGGCTGTTACACGCATTTCATCTTCTGTTAAAACATTGTCTTGAATTTCCTTTAATTTATTTTTTAATTCTGTCTTTTTTTCAAGAAGAAACATATACAACTCTTCAAAATCATAATCCTCGTCATCGTCGTCCATATTAAAAAAAGTAAGCAAACCATCTTTACCTATTTGATTTATGTTTTCTGTAAACTTATTAGTTTCGTCTTTTACATTTGTTTTAACACTTGTTACAACAGTTGTTTCGTCCTTTACAGTTGTTAGTCCGTCCTTTACAATATTCCCTCTTTCTTCTATTTCGTTTATTTGAAGCAACTGTTCTGCAATTTTACTAATAGACTTAATTCTATTGTTAGTTGCTGTTATTTGTATATTGTCAAATTCTCTCTTTTCTTCTTCTTCTTCTAATCTACTTAATTGAAACTCGTTTGGAAACTTTTTGAATTTTTCTAAATATTTATCTTCGTATTTTTGTTCTACCTTTTGTATAACGACATCTTTTTCTTTGTCTTCCTTTTCTTTGTCTTCCTTTTCTTTGTCTTCTTCTTCTTCTTCGTCTTTGTTTTGGTTGTCATAATAATCTATTAGTAAAGGATTATTATCTGACATAAATTTTAATAAATCATTGAAAAAAATAAGGTATGAACTTAATTCTTCATACATATTTTGATTTTTTTTAATTAAATGAATTATCATTATACGCGTATTATAAACAATTGCTATAAATGTTATTACTGATATTAGGTCTGATATATTATACATTATATGATATATATTATATTAGTAGTATTTTTAAGTTGTTTTATCTTGATACCTCTTTTTGTCTTTCTTCAAAAAGAGAGGTTATTTCTGTTGTTAAAATAGGAACATCTAATACTTGGTATGTTTTTTCTACATTATCTGGATGTAATATAACTAAACACAGTTTAGTCACTGTTTTTCCATATTTTCTCTCTAAAATTGATTTATATGTATTTAATTGCAATGTATAATGCCAGAAATTAGTATCTGGTAAATGACTTATTAACGGATTTATCGCAAATTTATTCCAATCACTAATCTTTAAAATTTCTTTACATCTTTTCCAATCATAAATTGTTAATGTTCCGTCTGGGTTTTCATATACCATATCAATTGACCCTGCTAACTTCAATTCTTCATCAAATATCATCCATTCTGTGCGATATGGCTTTAGAATTGAATTGTCTCTAACGAATTCTAAGAAATAACCCCATTCAACCGATTCATTAGGATTTTCACATTTATAATTTTCATACAAATCTTGTTGAGTATATATAATTGGTAGACGTTCTTCATTCATAAAATGCTCTATTTTGTCATGCAACGCGGTTCCTAATCCAGCAACAGCCTCCCCATTTGACTTCCAACCGGCTTTTATTTGTTCTGCTGTTTGCCCCCAATACTTATTGGATGGCCCCCATGATTTACTCTTAAACATGTTTTGTATAATAGCGTCGGCATCAAACTTTGGAAAATGGGCGTGGTTCCAAGTTGTTACTGAGGTGTATTTTGTTTTAAGGTCTGACAAAATCTCATACTTGTGACCTCTGGCATAAAATTTAATTAGATTGTCGCGAATACATGCATTATTTTTTTTTAATACTGGACTTACTTGTGTTAAAGTTGTTTGAGACATTGTTTTTATGTTTATATACTTAAATTATGTTTTTAATATTTTAATTCAATTTTTTATATTTATATTTTATATTTTATATTTTATAT